TTCGGTCATGGAGAACATGCCCTACCTTGCGGTGAAGCTGGCCGATGCCATGAACATCCCTATCGGGTCCTTCCGCGAGGCGGGAGCCGCAGGGGAGCTTACCGGCAAGCGCATGTCCGATGCGCTCAAGAAGGTCAAGGACGATGCCGAGAAGATGTTCAACGACCTCCCGGTCACGTCTGAGCGCGGCCTCGCCCGCATCTCGACGCAATGGGACCTGATGATCAACACCATGCTCCAAGCCGTCGGCACGGGCACGGTGGGGCAGTTCTTCACCGACATCGCCGCCAGTATGGAGTCGTTCAATCAGGCGCTCGCGGACAACCAGGGGGCCGTCTCGGTGTGGCTGTCCACGATTGGCAATGTGGTGAAGGTGACGGGGGGCTTGGCTGCGGCTTGGTTCCTCCTGCTACGCCCGGCCGCTGGGTTGGTCTCCGCCTTCACGGCTTGGCGCACCGCGGCGCTCGCCGCTACCGCTGCTAATGCCGCGTTGGCGGCGTCGCAGGCGGCGGTGGCCGCTGGCACGGCATCGGTAGCTGCGGCGTTGGAGGCGGAGACCGCGGCCCGGGTGGCCAACACCGCGGCGACCCGTGCCGCGTGGGCCGCGTGGGGGCCTGCCGCCGCCGTCTTCGCGGTGGCCGCGGTCGCGGCATACTCCTTCTACGAGGCGCAGCAGAAGGTGGCGGAGGGCGTCCAGAAGACCGTTGACGGCATCGACGAGTTGACTGAGAAGCTGCCAACTTTGAGCCGGGCGCAACTCGCCGTAGCACGGGACAGCATTGCCAAGGCTATCGAGGCCAAGCGCGCGGAGTTGGTGTCCGCAGCGGAGTCCTTGCGGATGGGCGGGACCTGGAACGGGATGTTCGGGTTCACTGCCGAAGAGACGAACGCGCTTAGGTTGCGAATCGAAGAGTTGGAGACGGCGCTTTCTAAACTGGTCGGAGCGCAGCGCACGGGCGAAGCGTCTGCGGAGGGTCTGGCCGAAGCGAACAAGAACGCAATCGCGGCGTTCTCCGGCCTGGGCAAGGAGATGGAAAAGCTCAACAAGGACACCGACGACCTGAACAAGAAGTTCGAGGGGCTGGTGGACCGGCTCGCGCAGGTAGCCCGCCACGGCGAGGATGCGGGCAACGCCATCGCGGACCAGAACGATGCCTTCCGCGAGTACCAGGCCAATGTGAACAAGACCCAGGGCGCTTTCAACGCACTGGCGAACCCCACGGCGGACGATGCCACGGTCCATGCGGAGCGGATGCGGATGCTCCGGGAGAACTATGACGCGCAGATGCGCGTGAACGCCGCTGAGAAGGCACGCCAGGTGCAGCAACAGGCGTCTAAGGACGACACCAAGGCGATGTCCGCTGAGACGCGGGAACGCATCTCTCTGCTGGACGCTGAAATCTCCGCGCGCAAGGCCGCCTTGGAGAAGGTCGCCAGCATCATGTCCAGGATAGACGACGAGCAGGAGCGGATGGCGGCTGAGGTGGGCGCCGGTGGGGGCAGCCTGGAGGCGATGGAGCGCATCATGGCAGAGGGGCAGAAAGCCGCGGATGCGGAGAAGAAAATCCGGGCGGAGATCCTGGACCTGGAGACCCAGCGCAACGCGCTTGATGGACCCAGCAAGAAGGCCCAGGTCAACGCGGGGATGGAGCGGCATAACGCGCTCCTGCAAGAGATGGAGGCCAACACGCGGGCGGTCCTGGAAGCCGAGAAAGAACGCAAGGCGCTCCAGAAGTTCGAGCGCGGGACCGCCGACATCCGCGCGGGCAACCTGGAAGGCGAGGCCAAGCTCGCCGCCGAACGCGACGCGGCTATGCAGGCCCTTGGCGAGTCCGAAATCACCAACCTGGAAGCGCTCAACGACCGCAAGCTCGCGCTCCAGGAGAAGTACGTCCGGGACGTGAAGGACCTGCGAAAGCAAGAGATCGACGCGCTGGCCGGCGACATTGCCGGGGCTATGACCCAGGCGTTCACCGCGATGGCCGACAGCGGCGACGGGTTCAACGAGGTGCTGGAGCGGCTGGTCAAGTCCTTCCGGGACATGGTGGTGCAACTCACGGTCATCAAACCCTTGGCGCAGGGCATGGCGACGCTCATCAACGGCGCCTTCGGGGCCAACGACAGCGCAGACAAGTCGTCCTGGATCAGCACCGCCATCACGGCGCTGGTGAAGTCGGCCTATGCGGACGGGGGCGTGGTGGGCACGGGCCTCGCCCACGGCGTCTACTCAACGCCTACGCGGTTCCCGATGTCGTCCCCCGGCAACCGCGCCTTCGCGGCTGGGACGGGCCTCCTGGGCGAGGCCGGGCCCGAGGCCGTGCTCCCCCTCTCCAGGGGCGCAGACGGCAAGTTGGGGGTGTCCTCGTCGGGCGCCGCGCTGAACGTGGTGGTGAACACCCTGCCCGGTCAGACGGCGGACGTGCGGCAGGAGGGCGGGACCTTGACCATCGACATCATTGAGCAGGCGCTGGCCTCGCGGGTGGCCCGCGGCGGGTCCTCGCTGCCCAAGGCGGTCGAGGCGTCCTACGCCGGCATGCGCCGGCAGGGGCGGTAGACGATGGCCATCTCCGGCGACTTGCAGGCGCGCTACACCTCCGAGGTGGATGTCGACTGGCGAAACGCCTTCGTCATCTTGCACCCCAACGCCGGGACGCTGCGCATCATCGACCACACCGAAGAGTTCACCGGCTACGGCAACGCCACCACAAACCCCGGCCTCCAGGTCTACCGTCCGGTGCCGACGCAGGTAAAGTTGCCCGGGCGCGACGAGTCCGGGCGCTCGGACATGTCACTCATCTGGTGCGGCATCCAGGATGAGGCCAAAGCCTTTCTGGATGCGGCCATCACGGACGGGACGCAGCCCATCAAGTGCCTGCACACCATCTACATCCTGGGCAACCCCAATCCGCAGATAACGCCGTTCACCGAGTTCCGGCTGACGGGGATCTCGATTTCGGACGAGGCGGTCACGGCGACCGCCACCCAGGCCGACATCATCAACCGGGCCTTCCCGACGGCGGTCTACCGTCTGGACCGCTTCCCCGGTCTGCGGAGACGATGATGGGCGACGCGGCAGCCAACTGGGGTGAGATCGTCAACGGCGAACTGGGCAAGCCTTTCGTGTGGGGTGGGAGGTCGGATGATGCCTACGACTGCTGGGGCCTGGTGCTGCGGGTCTACCGGCTCTTGGGTTGGCCGAATCCCGGGGACTGGGCCTCTCCCGAAGACGGCGCCGCTGTTACTGCCTGCGTGGCACGGGTCATGGACCGCGAGTTCCACGGCTGCGATTGGGTGCGGGTCGAACACCCCCGACCTGGCGACGTGGCGGCCCTGAGCACCCACACCAAACTGCATCACGTCGGCGTGGTGACGCCGTTCGGCGTCCTGCACACCAACCGCCGCCACGGCGTGGTGGTGGCCAAGGAGGCGGTCCTGAAGGCGATTGGCTACCGAACCGTGGAGTACTACCGATGGGTCGGGTAATCGTCGTAGACAACCCCCTGGACCTATCCCAGCGGGCCGAGTACCAGCACACGGGGCCGTTCATCGACTTCCTGGTGCAGCGCTACCCGAACGGGTTCGGCGGGCCGCATGTGGCAAGCCTCAACCTCAAGTGCTTCGCGGTGGCCGACTACGACACGCCCCTGGGTGACGACGACGTGGTGGTGCTGGCCATCAACCCGGCGGATCCCGGCACCATCGTCGGCCTGGGGATGTTGTTCATCAACTACATCGCCCCGGCGCTTATTGGGATGGTGGTCTCGACGGCGCTCAACTTCGCCGTCAACAAACTCTTTGGGCCGAAAGGGTCCAAGCCGAACACCCCGAGCGCGACAGACTCGGCCGGGGCCTCACCCACCTACACGCTGGGCACGCCCACCAACGTGGCGCGCATCGGGCAGCCTATCCCTGTGGCCTATGGGCGCAATCTCATCGTGCCGGACCTGGCGTCCAGTCCGTACCGGTTCTTCTCTACCAACAACGAGTACGTGGCCCTGCTCTTCTGCCTTGGGATGGGCGAGTACGAGGTCCACGACGTGCTGGTGGGGGACACCTCCGTTTGGGCTCTAGCCCCCGGGGTCATGGCCGACATGCGTATCTGGGGCCCGTGGGTCCACGGCCAGCAGTTCGGCGTTCTCCAGGACACGTTGGGCTGGGCCTCGGGCTTCCGGGAGAATATGTACACGTCTCCAGAGGTCTCGGACCAGGAGTTGATTGCCATCGTGGGTGGTGGGGCCGCACCAGAGCCGCGGACCTACGTCGGCACTGGCACGCTCTACAACGGCGACTCCGGCAACCAAGGGTCCTTCTCCCTGGCCAGTGAGGCGCCCTACAACATGGCGGGTCCCCCGGCGGGCTCGGACTTATGGATGCGCGTCACCAACTCTGGCGCCAATGACGGGACCTATCAGGTGGGGCTGTTCACGCAAGACCCGACCAGCATCGCGGGCACGAGTGCCGGGCCAAAGTTCGGGCAGATTACCGGGGGTAGGTACTGGCCCGTCGATAACGCCTCGGCATCCATCGAGCTGTCCTACGACTCGTCCTTCTCGGACGTGAGCGGCAGCTACACAGGCCCAGGCACCAAGATCGGCCCGTTCAACGTGGGCGGGCACGAGGTCCTGACGGACATCATCTACTGCGACGTGACGCTGCCGGCGCTCTACGCCACCGACACCACCACGGGCGACCTGGTGGCGATGGGTGTCGGGGTCTTGTTCGTCTCGGAGTCGATGGACGAGAACGGCAACGTCCAGGCCCAAAGCGGGCAGTACTACCACCACTTCGAGGCCGCCACCCGCAGCGTCATTCGTCAGACGCTCGCCTGGGAGGTGCCCTACGGGCGGCACCGGGTTTGGGCCCGGCGTGAGACGGCGAAGGGGCCGGCCACCACTGAGTCCTCGGTCTACTGGGTCGGGCTGCGCGGCAATATGCGCAACCCATTCCTGTCGGACACCAACAACCTGACCTATGAGCACACCACGCTCATCACGGTCATTGCCCGGGCCAGTGAGGGCCTGGCCTCCGATGCACTTTCCAGGTTCTCGGTGGACTGCACGCGCAAGTTGGAGCTGGCGGACGGCTCGAAGTGGGTCACCCGCAACCCGGCGGCGGCCTTCCGCGACGCCTTCACCAATCCGCGTTACGGCGGTGGCCGGCCAGAGACCGAACTGGACTCGGCCACCCTGGACACGCTGGGTTCGGAGTGGAACGACGTGAAGTTCTTCGACGCGGTGTTCGACCAGCCGGCGACCTTGTGGGAGGCCCTCGGGCTCATCCTCCAGATGCAGCACGCCGCGCCCACGCTGTTGGGCTCCGTGGTGAGCATCGTCGAGGACACCAACGTCACGACCGGGACCTTCGCGCTCAACGAGGACAACATCAAGTCCCTCACCATGACCTATCTTTTCTCCGATGGAGAAGAGCCGGATGGGGTGGAGGGTGAGTACCGGGACCCGCGGGACAACGCCGCGCTTTACGTCTGCTGGCCCGCCGCGGCGGTCAACCCGGAGGCCGTGACCCTGTGGGGCTGCCGCGACTACCCAACGGCCCTGGCCTACGTGAAGCAGCGCTGGAACCAACTGGTCTACCGGCGCAGACTTATCCACCTGGAGACGGAGTTGGAAGGGCATGTGCTGGTCATTGGCGCCCCGGTCACAGTGAAGCATCCACTGCTGGGTCCTGACCCGGTGCTGTGTGTGGTGCAGGCCGTGACGCCGCAGGAAGAATTCGCAGTTTCTGTGGACCTCCACGTCCACCAACCAGAGGTCTATGCGTAAGACATGGCTATCATCCTGACGCCTACGTTGTTGACCGCGGCACATAACGCGGTCAAGACCGCCATCGACGCCGGTGGCGCCGCGGCCTCGCTCTTCATATACAGCGCGAGCGACGTGCAGCTCTCCGTGCTGCCCCTGACCTACCCCTGCGGCACGGTCAACGCCACCACCGGGACGCTGACCATCACCTTCGGGGCGCGGGACGCCGCGGCGGACGCCTCGGGGACGGCCAGTTACGCCCGGCTCAAGACCTCGGCAGGCACGACCCTGATGGACACCATCCCCTGCGCCGCCGGGACCGCGCCGGTGGCGGACACGTGCGTCCTGTCCACCACCAACATCGTCATGGGCGCCCCGGTCGAGGGCACCAGCTTCACCATCGGCTGACCAGCACCCGGCGCCCCTCATGGCCACCACCGCCTACGTCTCACATGTCACCATCTCGCCCATCATCGGGCGCACGCGCATCGCGGCCCGGGTCCCGGTGCCGGGCGCCGCGGTGGCGGTCTCGCGGGTGGTGGGTGCGGTCAAGCCGTGGCTGCACGGCACGCCGGAGGTGCGTTGCGCGGTGCGCTCCGTCATCGGGCGGGCCCGCATCAAAGGCTACGTCGATGCCGACGACTGGACCACGGCAGGGTTCCCCATCCCCAACCAGGCGGGCTACGAGTTCTCGCGGCGGTCGGGCGTGCAACGCACGCCGATGCGCTCCGGGCGCGTCCGGCAGCGGCGCCGTTGGGCCGACGGCCACGGGGCCATGTCCATCCAAGTGGACATCCCACTGGCCAAGCTGGACAAGTTCGAGGCCGACGTGAGCCGGTACGGCTACGACTGGTTCACGATGCCGCTGATTACCGGGGCGTGCTCGGCCAACGTGCCTGAGCCGCACACGGTGCGCATCACGGGCGACATCTCGCTGGGCAGCCTGCACGGCGACACGATTCGCGTGACCTTGCCCATCGAGTACCAGACAAGCGCTGCGGCGGCTGGGACGACCCTCCAGATGACGGGGGCCGACGCGGCTGCGAAGGCGACAGCCGGAACGCTGCGCGCGGGTGGGACCTTGGCGCAGACCGTGTTCCCGCTGACCGTCAAGGCGGTGGACGCCTACCCGGGGACGGCTATCTCGCGGGAGTTCTACATGGCGATGGCCAGCGCCAAGGCGGTCTCTGGCACGCTCCTGGTGAGCACGGGCGGGCAGAGCGTCACCCAGGACACCAAGGCCATCGCGGGCACGTTGCGCACCGGCGGCACGCTGGTTGCGGGCACCTACCGCAACATCGAAAACGGCGCGGGGCTCTACCACTTGGACCCGCTGGAGACGGCGGCGAAGGCGACCGCGGGGCTGTTCTTCGGTGGCTCGCTGCTGAACTACGTCAACGTGGACAACATCATCGTCTCGGTGCCGGACGGCAGCCACAACTACTTTGGCACGCAGGACGCGCAGGCAACGGCGGGGTCGCTGCGGGTGGGCGGCACGCTCGTCAAGGACTCCACCGGGATACTGAGTATCCTCATCGCGGACGGCGGCGTCGGCACCTTTTACACCGGCGCCCAGGAGGCCAAGGCCGTGGCCGGGACCTTGCGCACCGGCGGCACCTACGTGCAGGACCCTGTCACGGGGCAGTTGGTCATCCTCATCGCGGACGGCGGCGTCGGCACCTTCTACACCGGCGCGCAGGAGGCCAAGGCCGTGGCCGGGACCTTGCGCACCGGCGGCACCTACGTGCAGGACCCGGTGCCCGGCGCACTGGTCGTCAACATCGAGGACGAGGGCGCCGGAACCTTCTACACAGGCCCTGCGGGCGCCCGGACCTGGGCGGGCAACTTCAACGGCGGCACCTTCCTCAACACGGACAACACGCTGCCGTCTGTCTCCGATGGCGGGTCCTACTTCGGCACGGCGGACACCAAGGCGACCGCGGGCACGCTGCGCACGGGCGGGACCTTCGTCAACACGGACACCACCCTTGCGGCGACCGATGACGGCGGCAGCTACACCGGAGCGCAGGAGGCCAGGACCTGGGCCGGCACCAACTTCGGCGGCGGCACGCTCACCAATCCCTAGGCAATTCGAGAGGCACCAATGAACATCTGGGTTCCGCGCACAACGATCCTTGAGAACACGCGAGAGGAAATCCTCCTCCCCAGCCACCGGGTCAGTGGTGCCTACAAGCTGGTGGGGCGTCTGGACGATGGCCGGACGCGCATCATCTCGGACTGGTTCCCCAACATCGTCACCAACCTGGGGCTCGATAAGTGGGGCACCGGGCAGCCGGTGGTGCAGTGCTCGGTGGGCAGTGGGACGAACGCCCCCGTAGCCGGTGACATCGCCCTCCAGACCTGGGTGGCGGACGCGACCACGAACTCATCCGTGGTCTATGCGAAGAAGACCACCAGCCCTTACTACGGCTACGGCACGGCGACCTTCACCTTCGCCCCGCCCGGGGTCAATAAGACCTTGGCAGAGGTGGGCGTGGGCTGGGGCTCTGGCGGCACCAACTTGTTCAGCCGGGCGCGCATCAAGGCGTCAGGCGGCGCAGACACCACGGTAACCTGGCTCGCAGCCGAGACGCTCTACGTCTACTACGAGGCGCGGATGTACCCCTGGGAGACGGATGCGACCTTCACCAACATCGCCATCAGCGGCACCAACTACAGCGGCACGGTGCGTCTGATGCGGGCCGCGGACGCCGAGGCCGGCAAGTTCTGGAACGACGCTCAGAGCATGACGGCGCCCACGGGGGTGCCCGGTAGCGTCTCGGTCTCCGCCTACTCGGGCGTCATTGGCACCATCACCGCAGTGGAGCCCGCGGGCACCAAGGCGCAGCGCACGTCGAGCGTGGAGGCGGCCTATGTGGCGGGCACATACTACCGCACAGGCAACGCGGTCTGGGGCCCGAACGATGCCAACATGACCATCCAGGCGTTCGGCCTGACGCCCACGGTGCATCCGTACCAGATGTCCATCAGTCCGAGCATCGTGAAGTCCTCGGGGTGGACCCTGAGCCTCAACTTCCAGTCCCCGCAGTGGGCACGGTACCCGTAGGCGGTTGAGGTGAGTGACTGGGCCAACTTCGGACTGCCCCCCGTCCAGCGTGGCGGGTACGGCTACAAGGTCGCCTCCGGGGTCCTGCGCACGCCGTTCGACACGGCGCAGCCCCGGCAGAAGCGCACCAACACCCTGGACGTGCGTGAGTTCTCCGGGCAGGTGCAGATGAACCAGGCGCAGTTGCGCAATGCCGAGCGCGCCATCCAGGCGTTCGGGTTCGGCTGGTTCACGATGGACCTGGTGTCCGGCTACGCCGGCACCAATCGCGTGCCTGGGGTCTTCCCCTCCGTGCACACCGTCAGGCTGACCGCGGACTACCGGGTGAGCGTCCTCGGGGAGGACCTCTACCGGATGGACCTGAACCTGGAGACGCGGCCCAACCCCTACCAGTGGGTCATTGCCGACGGGCAGGTCTGGACAGGGAGTGCTACGGCGCGCTACGTCGGGTTGCGCATCTCGCCCACGCAGTTCCCCTCCACCGTGCGGGCCGTGCGGTTCCGAGCGGGGGTGCCCAGCAGTTCGATAAGCTCGGCTTTCATCGTCATCAATGGGGTGCGGACCAACTTGGTCACGGCCCCGTTCGAGGTGGGCGATGTCTGGCGCGTGTTGGAGATTGCGCCGCTGAGTGTGCCGCAAGGGGTGACCGTGGACCTGGCCATGTCGTGCTCATCGTATGCTTGGGTGGCCGACTATTATAAATCGTCGGCGCTATTGAGTGGGTTCGAGGCGGGTGTGGAGGTCTACCCGCCGACGGTGTTCAGCGATAACGCCTTTGGGGTTGACCTGGAGTTCAGACAGGAGCGGGTCTAGGCTGGAAGCGGGACACGATAGAGGATAGGTCTACAGGGCCACAGGTCCCCATGAGCTTCAATCCACCAGCACCCGTTTGGCCAGACTCCAGAGTAATGGATGCGGTGGATACCCGTACTGCCAACCTCGATAGCGTCAAAAGTGCTGCCATCCTTCGGGCAATACGACGCTTCAGCCCATCCAAGTTCTTTCAGCCGCTGAAAAGCATCAAACAACATGCTGATCGCGGCCTTCTCATCTGGCATTAACGCTATTCTCCGCTGTTCTTCTACCTTCGCAGCTTCCCATAAAGCATTCGCCTCACTTTCTCTCAACGGCTCGTGGCGAAAGCCCCCGCTACCGTCGTCGAACGTCTTATGGCCTACTATCGGATCGTGCATAGGTGGGGGTGGCGGCGGCTTTGGGCGCCGCGTTGTGGGCTCTGGATTGGGTTGCTTCTGTGGCATAGTCTTAACGCTCCACTCTGTCTCTAATCTCCGCCAGCAGGATCTCTGCCGGCATCTTAGCGGCCAACTGCGCCCATATGCTGTAATCTCCATGCTCCTTGTCCGCCCCGAGCAGGATCTCCACCCCATTCTGCTTGGCTCCGCAAACCTCGCAGCCATACCGTTTGCGGCGCACAACGATGCCGATGTCCCGGACCCGGGAGTCGATCACCCTGAGCTTGCTGCCGCAGGCATGACACTTGAAGGACGATGGAACCCCGTCGCATGCTACGTCCGCCCTGACCTTCATGGTTGCCACCATTCATGCGTCCTCCCGAGACTCGTCGGGGCGCCAAACCAGGTAGATGACTGTTTCGTTCTCTGGTAGGCTTCAATGGCTATCCGCAAGTCTTCTGCGGTCGCGGTCTTCCGCTTGAGCAGCGCGGATAGGGCCTCGTCCACCGTCCCCCGGGCCAGGATGCGCCGGATGTGCACGTTGGGCGCGGACTGGCCCTGGCGGCGCAGGCGGGCGTTCATCTGGCGGTAGAGACGCAGGTTGTCCGTCAGGCCGAACCAGCAGACTTCGTTACCACCCATCTGGAGGTTCAAGCCGTGCCCTATGGATAGCGGGTGGCTGACCAGCAGGTGGTATCGCTGGGAGTTCCAGGCGTTGACCACGGCCTCAACGTCCTTCGTTCCAGGCCCTATGTAGGCTACCCGGTAACCTTGCTTCGTGTACCTGGCCCGGATGCGCTCCATGTCGTGGCGGAACTGGTAGGCGAGTAGCACGGGCTTGCCTGCCGCCTCGTGCAGGATGCTGTCCAGGACTTCCAGCTTCTCGGAGTGCACGATGACAGTCTCCCCCGTGTTCTCCGGTACCAAGAAGCACCCGTTGGCAATTTGGCGGAGCTTGGCCCTGCCGGTCATGGCGCTATGGACTTCCAAGTCGTACTCGCCATCGAGGGGGTCCTCTTCGTGGCGCTCCAGTTGCGCGAACATCTCCGTTTCCAGTTCGTCGTATCCGGCTTGGATGGCAGGCGGCAGGTCTACCCAGTG